CTTGAATTACGTCGACTGGTCACAAGAACCCGTGAGGGATATTGCACGCGACGCCCGGCAACTGATTGGGCGGGTCATTAAGGGATTAAACCCTTTTGATCCAGATCAAGCTAAGGACTTCCGTCCGAGGCCTGGTCCTGGTGCATGTAACACTCCCATGGAGCACGCCCATCGATATCGTCCGAGGGTGTGGTATGACGAGCTTATGTCAGTTTTCAATCCTGACGAGTGGTTTAAACCTCCGTTTGCGCCACCTGGATTCATTACGAACCAGATAGATGCGCGTAAGTGGTGGGAAGACCGCCCCCGTTCCCTACGGATAGGAAGACGATCCAAAAAAGCCACGCAAAAATATCTTGTGGCTGACCAAAAACCCTCCTCTCGCTTTAAATTCGTTCCTAAAACGTTCGAAAAGATGAGGGGGATTTGCATTGAGGAGAACGAGGTTCAGTGGCACCAACAAGCAATTCGGCGTGCGTTGTACAAGCACATCGAGAAGCACCCGTTAACAACAGGGTACGTCAATTTTACGACGCAGTTGGTTAACCGTGACCTAGCTTTAAAGGGGTCTGTTTCGGGTGAGTGGGCGACGATTGATATGTCTTCCGCTTCCGATAGGATCTCTAGAAAGCTTGTGGCTTATCTGTTTGGTGAGAATAAAGAGCTTTTAAAAGCAATTGAAGCTTGCTCGACAGACACGGTTTTGCTCCCTAAGGTGAAGGGCATGCATTTTATTGATAAAATGCCCGTTAATAAAATCGCACCTATGGGTTCAGCTATCTGTTTCCCCATTATGGCCTTAGTTCATTTTGCATTAATAAAGGCCATTCTTAATCACTCCTCGATCGCACGTTGTAATACCCGGGACGTATACGTCTATGGTGATGACATTATCGTCCGCCGTAGCTGTGTACAGGCTATTTACGACTACCTGCCTCTGTTCGGAATGAAAATTAACACCGATAAGAGCTTTAGCCGAGGCTATTTCCGGGAATCGTGCGGGTTGCACGCCTATAAGGGTGTAGAAGTTACGCCGGTGCGGTTTAAGACCGTGCTGAGTCCGACGTCGTCCCCGCAGATGTTAGCTACTGCCCTACGGCTCGAAGAGTCGTTTTATTACAAGGGGTTTGGCAACACTGCGGGTCTGCTCAGGCAATCTGTCCAGGAAGTGGCGCGTAAGTATGGTATAAACACTGTACCTTACGTGAACACTAAATCGCCTATGTTCGGCTTCTTTCGAGCAGATGGTGATGCGTATCTTATGGATTTCGTCAAAACCCATAGTGAACGCTGGAGGCGTCCTAAGAGAGGCAAATATCTTAGGCACGCGGCTGAGTGGTCTGTTGACCTTTGCACTTGGATATACCATAGAGTAGCAATGATCGTTGATCAATTTGACGAGAAGAGCTCCTTTCTTGGTGAAGAGGATCGGTACCTTCGATACCTTGTCCAGGACGGTCAGTGGGCATCAAATGAGTACGACGAAGGATTTTCGCGGAACACCATGTTCCGTAAAAAGGATGTTGTGGAGTCGGCCCTCGGATACAGATGTTGAGGGACGGCCACCTAGCGTC